TGTTGATAAAGATAATACGGCTATGATCTTCTACCTCAAGAACCGAGCAGGGTGGGTGGATAAGCAAGAAACTACGACTACAGTAGAGCAAAGACACATCATAGACCTTTCAAGGATAACAGATGAGCAACTCACACAACTTGAGTCAGTATTTGAGCAAGCTGTCATTGCCCCAAATCAAAGCCGAGAAAATGCGACGATCATTGAAGGAGTTCACCAAGAACTGTTGGCCAACGATTGAAGCAGGGCGAGAATTTCACGACAACTGGCACATAGACGCAGTATCAGAACATCTTCAGGCAGTGGTTGAAGGTGATATCAAACGGTTAATCATTAACGTACCACCTCGTCACATGAAGTCTATCTCTGTGGCTGTGGCATTACCTGCTTGGACTTGGACAATACAACCTGATAAGCGGTTCTTGTTCGCAAGTTATGCCAGCTCTCTTTCCATCAGGGATTCAGTTAAATGCAGAAGGCTCATTGACTCTCAGTGGTATAAAGATCATTTCGGAGGTGGCTTTGCATTGACTGGAGACCAGAACCAGAAGCAACGGTTTGAGAATGACAAGACAGGTTATCGAATCGCAACCTCAGTTGATGGTGCTTTGACTGGTGAAGGTGGCGACATCATTGTGATTGATGACCCACACAATGTACGAGAAGCTGAGTCCTCAGTGGTAAGAGAAGGCGTTTTGGAGTGGTGGGATCAAGCCATGCAGACCAGACTTAATGACCCTAAGACTGGAGCTTTCATCATTATCATGCAGCGAGTACATGAGAAAGATTTAACAGGACACATATTAGCCAATGATATGGGATGGGATCATCTGTGTTTGCCTGCTCGGTATGAGCCTAATCACCCAACAGAAAGCATCTCTTCTCTAGGTTTTGTTGACCCAAGAACTACAGAGGGTGAGCTGTTGTGGCCTACTCGGATTGACGAGAAGACATTGACGCAGCTTGAAACCAGCCTTGGAAGTTATGCAGCGGCAGGGCAATTGCAACAAAGACCTGCTCCAAAAGGCGGCACAATACTGAGAAGTAAATGGTGGCGACCTTGGGAATCTCCTGTTCTTCCTGAGATTGAATACATCCTTCAAAGTTATGACACAGCATTCTCGACTAAAGAAAAGAGCAGCTATTCTGCCAGAACCACTTGGGGAGTGTTCCGCAAAGAAGGGCAGGTTAACGCTATTGTATTAGAAATGTGGTACGACAGAGTAAGTTACCCAGACCTTAGACGTTTAGCCCAAGAGTCTTATGACGAATACGAGCCTGATGCAGTGCTGATAGAGAAGAAAGCCAGTGGTCAATCATTGTTGCAAGACTTACGTATGGCAGGCATTCCAGTTTTAGAGTATTCTCCTGATAGGGACAAAGAAGCTCGCGCTCATGCTTCTAGTGCTTTGTTGGAGGATGGCCGCATTTGGTATCCTTCTGAGAAGCGTTGGGCAGCAGACTTGATTTCTATCTGTGCTGCTTTCCCTACAGGCGAAAACGATGATATTGTGGACACATGCACCCAAGCTTGGTTAAGATTACGCAAGGGTTGGTTCATATCGCACAGTGAAGACTATGAAGATGAAGACAGAGAACCGAAACAAAAGGTAGCATTGTATGGCTGAAGTTAATGAAAATATCGTTCCTTTCGCTGACGGGAGACCTGTTGACGGACTTCAAGTGGAACCATTTGGAGAAGATGAGGTTCTGATTGGCGATCCAGAACTCGACCAAATCCCACAAGACGAATCAGATTTTGACGACAACTTAGCTGAGACTATTGATGAGAAAGAGCTGATGCGTAAAGCCAGCAACCTTGTCAATCAGTATGAAACGGATGAGTCAGCAAGGGATGAATGGAAGCGTCGTTATGAGCAAGGACTAAAAACTCTTGACCCTGATGGTGGCCTTGAAGAATCAGAAGATGCAAGAGCAACAAGAGGATTATCTACAGTAGTTCATCCTTTGATTGCAGAAGCTGCCACCCAGTTTAATGCCCGTGCTGTTACTGAGCTTTACCCTAGCGGTGGGCCAGTCAAGACAATTGTCCTTGGAGATGCTTCAGAAGAAGTAGAAGACCAAGCTCGTCGGGTTAGAGAGTACATGAATTACCAACTTACTCAGGAGATGCCTGAGTATTTTACTGATTTAGATCAGATGCTATTCCAACTTCCGTTGGTAGGCCACGCATTTAAAAAGGTTTATTGGGACGCTAACTTAGATAGACAAGTCTCTATGTTTGTTAAAGCTGAGGATTTCTGTGTAGCTCCTGAAAGCAAAGACTTGCAGACATCGTTGAGATACACGCACGTTATCCGAACGCCAAGAAATGATTACAACCGATATGTTGAGGCAGGTTATTATCTTCCTGTTTCTAGTTACTCTGAGACAACAGATCCATCAGGCACAGCGACTCAAGAGATTGAGGGTGTTGACGAATACAACAATGATGATGACGTGTTGACCTTGCTTGAGATGCACGTTTACGAGACTTTTGATGGCATAGATGGAATGGGAGAAGATGACGATGATGTCGTTGCTTTCCCTTATGTGGTCACTATTGAGATGGCAACCCAAAAGATTGTGTCTATTAGGCGCAACTGGGATGAAGAAGACGAGAGGAAAAAACGTAGAAACTGGTTTGTATCCTATCGGTTCTTGCCAAGCGTAGGCTTTTACGGGTTTGGTCTTTACCACATGATTGGTGGTTTGGGCAAAGCGGCAACAGGAGCATTAAGAGCGTTACTGGATTCGGCAGCTTTTGCAAACATGCAAGGCGGGTTCAAGCTGAAAGGCCGAGTGTCTGGCGGAGATATGGACATAAGTCCGGGCGAGTTCATCGACCTAGACGCTACCGTTGACGATGTAAACAAAGCGATTATGCCTTTGCCGTTCAAGGAACCAAGTGCTGCGCTTTTCAATTTACTTGGAATGATTGTCGATGCAGGACAAAGATTTGCATCCACCGCTGATTTAAACGTAGGTGACGCAAACCCGAATGCTCCAGTTGGGACGACGGTTGCTTTAATCGAGCAAGGAAGCAAGGCATTCAGTGCCATTCACAAAAGGCTGCACAACTCACAAGGCATAGAGTTCAAGCTTTTAGCGAAGCTTAATGCAGAGAATCTTCCAGAAGAATTTGTGTTTGCAACAAGCAGTGGGTCTGAAACTATTTACGCAAGAGATTTTGATGACCGTGTTGATGTCATTCCTGTTTCTGACCCAAACATATTTAGTGCCACTCAAAGAATTGCTCAAGCTCAAGCAGTTTTGGAGATGGCTCGTTCTGCTCCAGAATTGCACGATATGTACGAAGCTTATAAACGTATGTATGAAGCGGTGCGAATTCCAAACATTGATGAGATATTAAAAGCTCCAGAAGAAGCAGCTCGGCTAGACCCAATCGACGAGAACATGGCGGTTTTGTACAGTAAGCCCATCAAAGCTTTTCCAGAGCAAGACCATGAATCTCACATTGCAGTTCATGTACAGTTCTTACAAGATCCATCATTGGGCGGCAATCCAGAAATGAGCAAGGTGGTGATGCCAGTTTTCTTGGCTCATATTGCCGAGCATATTGCATTGTTGTACCGAACTAGGATGCAAGCAGGGATCAACATGGAGCTGCCTAACTTGCCTGATTTAAGAGATCCGAAGTTTAGATTTGAAGATATTGACCCTGAACTTGACATGCTAATTAGCCAACGAGCAGCAATGGTTGTGCAACAAGCACCTCAGATGAAACCAATTGCAGCCATTAATCCACAACAGGGGCAGCAAGGACAAGAAAATCCTTTACAATATGCTCAACAGCTTGCACAGTTAGAGGCTGAAGCGTTAAAAGCAAGGACTCAGGCTCAAATTGCTGCTGATCAAGCAAAAGCCCAATCAAGTATTCAGTTAAAACAGGCTGAAGCGCAACAAGACATGCAGATTGATGCTGCCAAAGCCAACGCAGAATTGCAGGCCAAGGTCACCAAGTTGCAGGCTGAGTTGCAAATGGAGAGAGAGAAGAACCAAGTTAAACTTCAAATGGATCAACAGCAGAACCAAGCCAAGCTCCAAATGGATCAACAAAAGAATCAAACTGAATTACAGATGGAGATTATAAAAGACAATGAAAAATTATGAAGAAATGTTAAGAGCTAGAAGTGGTGCAGCAGTTCCTCCAGCAGAACTTGAAAACTACCGAAAGCTGGATAGGTCAACTGTTGAAAAAATCTTAAGGGAGAGAACTGGTTCTGCTGTTTCTGATGAAGAAATGTTAAGAATGAGAAGTGGTGCAGCAGTTCCCCCTGAAGAACTTGAAAACTACCGAAAGCTTTATGGTTCAGACGCTAACGCTGAAAAAATGCTAAGAATGAGAAGTGGTTCTGCTGTTTCTAACGAAGAAATGAACCTTGGTGCGTTGCCCGAGTATACAGGTGACGGCGACCCAATGGATGATAGCCTTCGAGCAGAAGGGCCAACTATTGAAAGACTGGAAAGATTGATGAGCTTTGGGATTCCTTTTGACATTGCAATTAGCATCGCAGATTTTATGCCCCCAGTGGAGTCAATAGGAAGTATTGATGAAGAGAGAGAAATGGCACTTGACCTTCAAAATAAACTTTTGAATGAGCTGTCAGGAAATGTTGATCCAGCAATTGAAGCCTCTCCTGTTGAAATGGATATGAGAGAGAACTACACAAGATAATGTATTTACCTCCTATTAATCCTCAAGCTTTTTCTGGCACAGGTCAACCTATGCCGCAGCAACCTATGCCAAGGCAACCGCAACCTATGCCTCCGCAAAGGCAACACCCTGATCAACCTGCGGCAAACTATCTTCTACAAAAGATAGCCGATATCAAAAGAAGAATGACTGGGGAAACAAGTGCATTAACCAACTTAAACTTAGGAACTTACAATGGCTGAAGTAAACGTAGAAAACATAGAAGACCTCATGGCTTTGTTTGAAGAGAAGATGGGTTTTTCTGCTGATGCAGATGGGCTTGTTATGACAGAAGAGCAAGTTGTAAACTTCATGTTGCTTTGTCATCAAGCCGAATACGGGATGATGGATGAAGAAGAAGGTGAAGAGTACGAAGAAGGCGAAGAGATGGAAGACCACGGCGATTCTAAAATCAAAGTCATCAAAGTAAAAGGTGGAGACATCGGCTCTGTTATGGATGAGATTTTAAGCCACAGTTCTCCTAGAATGATGGGCAGGTAACTTGCCAGTTGTCAAAGTAAAAGGTGGCTACCGTTGGGGTAAGTCAGGAAAGGTTTACAAAAGTAAGTCAGATGCAGAGCGACAAGGCAAAGCAATACAAGCCTCAAAAAATAAAAGGAAGAAGCAATGAGTTTGTATGAGAACATAAACAAAAGAAAGAAATTAGGCAAAAGCCGTTCCAAAGCCAAATCCACTATCTCTCCTAGCGCATACAAGAACATGCAAGCAGGATTCAAGAAAAAGAAAAAGAAGCAGGTGAAAAAAGCATGACGAATAAATCAGTTGATGCGCCAAAAGGATTCCATTGGATGAAGTCAGGCAAGAGTTATAAGCTGATGAAAGGGGATTACAAGCCGCACAAGAACGCAGTTAAAAAAGCATCTTTCTCTGTTCAGGCGGTGCATAAGAAATAATGGCCGAGTACAAGGGAAAAAAGGTTAAGCTCAATAACCCAAGAAGGATCTCCAAGGGTGAGACCAGTTATGGGAAAAAGAAATCTGTGGTTTACGTCATGGATGGAGATAGCGTAAAAAGAGTGACCTTTGGCGACCCTAATATGAAAATCAAGAAAGCTCAAGCAGGGCGTAGGAAAAGTTTTAGAGCAAGGCATAACTGCGAAAACGCAGGCCCGAAAACAAAAGCACGATATTGGTCGTGCAAAGCATGGTGAGATGGCAAAAACAGCAGTTAAAAAGGTTGCAGCGGCAGAGATACGAGCAGCAAAAAGTTTTCTTGAAAGAAGGAAAATATCTAGTGACGAAATAAGTCCTAGGAAATTTGCAAAAGCCGCTAAAGAATTAGACAAAAGCTTTGATGAAATCCTTCGATTGCTTGCAGCAGAGCTTTCTGGTGGGCAAGTTTAAATGTTAGACGCAAGAAGTTTTGGTTATTTAGGGGGATTAGGAGGAAAAAGTAATTTCGACTCTGTTCTTTCTGGAGGATTCCTAACCCCAGAGATACAAGAAGGTTACGATGCAGGGTCGGCAATTAAATCCCAATTAGACGATACTGATTACAGTGCTTTGTCTAATTACAATTACAATGTAAAAAGAGCAAATTACTTAGGAGAAGAATTCGAGTACAACCCAGATTATGACGGTTTATCTACTAATCTCATGTATCACAAAGATTATGTAGCAGATTCTGATGAATTAAAAGCGGCAAAGAACTCGTTAAGAGCCGCAGGTTTTGCAGACATTCCTTTGTTTGAACCCTCTTCATGGGCGCAAGCAGGGGTTCAATTCATCAAACCCAATCAATTCAATGCCAAAACTCTTCCTTACTCAGTCTCAGGCGCAGGTGTTGCAAATGCAGGAGTAAGAGAAAGTAATGTTTTTGGCACGTTGAACAATTTATGGAGTGAATGGGGACAGTACGAGTCGTCTGGTTTTGAAGGCGGCAATAAAATGGGCGGCAATAAGTCTATTTGGGAAGCCATGAAAACATGGAATACTGGCGATAGACCTGAGTCGGTAAATTCAATTGGTTCTGATTATGGTTCACAAGCAGCACTGGCTACCTATTTAGAAACAGGTGAAATAACCGAGGACTTTAATCCAACTTATGCACTTGAAGCTTACGATTACGGTGTAAGAGAAACTGCTCGACAGCAACAAACTAAAACGGTGGGACTTTTTACAAGTCTTATAAAAGGCAATATTGGCGCGGCTATTGGTGGAACGCTAGGTTTCTTGGCGGCTGGGCCGTGGGGTGCAGGCGTTGGAGCAGCAGCAGGGGCAACTGCTCAAGGAATCGAAGCTGGAAACGAGTCTTGGCAGATCTTGTTAAGTGCAGCAGGATCGGCTATGGCAGCAAGCAGTTTCGGCACATGGATTAATTCCCTTAAAGGGCTTGACGTAGCAACCTCACAAGCATTGGGTTTGACAGGTAATAAAGTCACTGAAGTTGTTAAAGGAGTTTCAGCAGAAGCTTATGGAGCCGCAGCACAATTAATAAATGCTGGTGGCTCATTAGCAGGGGTTAATAAAATAGTATTAAACGGCTTGCTTAACAACATCAATTTCACCAACAGTTTGACCACAAGCCAGTTCGCTAATTTAGCCACAGCAGCAGGCAGTGCATCAACAGCTGCTCCAGCACTTACTTTAGGAGGATCCCAATCAGCAGGCTTGACAGGTAATGAAGCCACTGCACTCGTTAAAGGAGTTTCAGCAGAGTCTTATGCGTATGTATCAGGATTGCCATTCTCAGATGTCCCTTGGTCGGATGTCAATAGTGAAGTTTTAAAAGGTTTGGCGAACAATGCTAGTTATATGAACAGTTTAAGCGCAGCTGATGCCTCCCAATTAACGGCAATGGCAAACGCAGCGGTAGTAGTTAACACTGGAAGCAAAACTGTAGACGCGGCTATTACAGTGCTTAATGCCCTCGGAAAACCATTTGGCTTAGATGCAACAGGAGTAATCGGTGTAGGCGTTTCAACAGGAGGCGCGATACAGTCAACAAATAAAGCAAAAGAATACGCGAAAGACGCGGAAGTAGCAGCGGAAGAATTTGGCAAAGATTTTGGAACAGTCTATGAGGACGCATATTCAGATGATAATGCCAGTTCACAAGATTCTACTCTTGGCGCATTAGGCCCTGCTATGAATCCTGCTTCTCGGTTTACTCGTCGCTATGGAAGAACTAGGTTTACAGCCGCATGAGAGAGCTAAAACCAGAAGAAAAGGCCCAAGTTGAAGAGCCTATTAAAAAGAAAGTAGAGTTAGAGATTGAGGTTACGCCAAACAACATAGGTGTTAATCCATACCAGAAGTGGGTGCATTTAGCTAAAACCGTTGATGCTTGGCGCATATTCCCTAGAATCTTTGTAAGCGTTTATATTATTTTACTGTATGACGTTGTGATTTGGTTTATGGAATTAAAAGAACCTAACCTAGAGCAAGCAGGATTAGTCAGCATCGTAGTGGGCGCAATGGCAGCGGTGTTTGGAATTTACGCAGGGACGAACAAACAAAGTAAAGCCTTTAAAGGCGGTGACTAATGAGCGATGTATTTCTGCTTATTGCAGAGGTAGGTTTTCCAATTGCCATGTC